TTCTAATTCCTGCTTCAAAATGCTGATTTCAACTGATTGTCGTTCAATAATCTCCTCTTGTTCTTGATTCTTGCCACTTAACACGCCTAGCATAATGCCCATCATTGCGATTAAGGCGAAAATTGCACCTGTTGATAGTTCGTCTTTAGTCATTGTCATTCCTCCTTAGACATAGCCATCCAAGTTCCAATCAATGCGTTAAATCCATTTCGAGTAAACTCCAACTCCATAGTTTGTTGCTTTTTGTTTCTAGTTGGTAAACATTTGGTTATCAGTTTAAAATTTCCGTTATCTAATTTTTCAACGCTGATTGATTTCTCAATATAACCTACCTCTGTCAATGCTACATTCTCCATTTTCATCATTCTGATTCCTCCTGTTCTAATGTACTGACATCAACTGGGCACCAAAATTCTAAAGCTATATATTCTTCGCACGACTCCATCACTTTTCCAACAATGAATCCATCAACATACCACCCATGAACATATCCGTCTGAATCTAAAGGAATATCAAGCTCACTAGGCGTCTGGTCTACTAGTTTAGGTTGCGCTTTAAATCTCATTGCCTTCCTCCTGTTCCAAAGCAACGTAAGGTAACTCACCTTCCATCGTTATTTTCGGTCTATCATAGTAAGCGTTGCTTATTTCAACTTTTACCCATTCCACCAACAGTATTTCATTACCCAAGTAGTTTGGTACTTTGCTTTTTATCAATATGAATCCATGCTTTTCCGCTATCCAACAAGCTAATTTTAAGAACATCACTCTTCCTCCTCCTCTACCTCTGACCATCCATAATTACACCGGTTAAAAAATATTTCTCTCGCTTCATCGGCAATTTCATCGTCCGTCGCATCGTCTTCCACTTCAAAATATTCAACTTCGCCAACGCCAGCCCAGTTGGTTTCAATGTCTACTCTTATCTTTTTCATCACTCTTCCTCCTGTTCCAAAGCCCATTGACTAAATGCTTGTAGGACTTGATTTTCTTCTTGGATACTAAGTTCTTGTAAAGATTCAATTTGCGGTGGAATACTATCATAGACTTCTTGCCAATTGTCATTGATGTTATCGTCTACCAATTCAAAGAGCATAACCATTGCCGATACTTTTAATTTAGGTTGATACATCTTCTTCAACCACTCCACCACAATCTGCTGATTCTCGTTGAGGTTTGGTTGTTCTAAATGCCAATCATCACACTGTAATTCTCGTCCATCATCTAAATCAATAATATATTGCCAACTGTCTGCCTCATCTTTTACAATTGTTCGAATAGTCCCTGTAACATTATTAAATCCTTTAGTTAAGAACCAAGAATTATTTGTAGTTACTTCATCACCAATATTGTGCTTTTTAATATTCTTAATTGTTTCACTCACTCGCTCCACACTCCTTTTTAATAATCTCCAAAATCAGCGCCATCTTATGCCAAATTATTGCGTCACTCATGAAAACACCTCATTTTTGTTATTTTATTTTGGTATAGTCCACCATTTTCACATCTTTCACATTCCATTATTGTCTGGCGTTAACCTACCTTAAACACTCTATCCCTGAAAGGGAGAGTGTTAAGGGGTTAGCAGACAGCGGTACAACAAGGTTTTAACCACTTCACAACCTATTAACACGTTAAAGGGTGTTACGATAACATTTGAGTAACAGGTTAAAGGGTGTTAAAGATGTTAAAAGCTCAATCTTCATCTTGAATTTTTTCTATTTCGCCATCACTTATTTGGAATCCACCGTGTTTTTTTACCTTTCGATAAACGGATTGTTTTTCGATGCTAAAATACTCTGCCATGTCTACAACTGACACAGAACCACCGTCCATAGAAAGAAGATTAAAAGCTGTATCTACTTCTTGATTACTTTTTTCTTTACTATTCGCATTGGCTTTTTTTGTTTTATTTTTCCATGATTGAGAATCATCCTCCAAAGAAATATCTTTGAGCGAATCATCCAGCACATGAATCGGATACCTAAACCAAACATTGATTGGATCGAATTTGGGAAATTCTCTCAATGTGCCATCTATTCGCCATGCCGTACATTGTCTTGCAGCTCGTACAGCAACTTGCCTATTTGCTTCCGTTTCTTGGAGTGCTACTTGAGATTTAATTGCACACATCAGATGGTATTTCATTTGCTTTACACTAAATTGGTCATCTAACCCGATGTCGGAATAATTCGGATTGTATTTCTTAATTGAATCGTTATACGTTTTGCAGATAGCTTCATTTTCCAATGCCATGTATCTGTCCTCTGTGACTGGCAATTCAATCAAATCGAGAATCGCATCGGGATCTCGTGCGAATACACCCGAACCACTGGAACGGTCAATCGAATTTTTGCCACCCTGAGAACCTTTCGAATGATGATGACAATAGATCACTGCACAATTTAATTCGGTAGCTATCTTGTCAAACTGATTGGTAAACTTGGCCATTTCATGGGCGCTGTTCTCGTCTCCAGTCAGCACCTTATAAATTGGATCAATGATGACTGCCATGTAATTGGATTTTTGTGCACGTCTGATTAATTTAGGTGCTAGCTTATCCATGGGGCTTGTTTTGCCACGTAGATTCCATATATCAATATTGGAAACATTCGCATGTCCTTGACCTAGCTTTTCGTAGATATCCACAAAACGAACTTTGGCAGAACGTTCATCTAATTCCAAGTTGACATATAAGACTTTTCCCTTTGCACAGTCAAATCCGAACCACTGCCGACCCTCTGCAATCGCAATCGCCAATTGAATCAAAGAAAATGACTTCCCGGCTTTTGATGGACCTGCAATTAGCATCTTATGTCCTTGACGTAACATTCCTTTGATTAATTCAGGTGCTAATTCAATTGGCTTTTCGAATAAATCTTCCAAACTTTCAGGATCAGGTAAATCATCATTCACGCTTTCAATCCACTCTTTCCACTCATCCCAAGTGGTTTTACCGATATTTGTATCAATGATAAATTGTTTCTTGTCCTCACGAATGACACCAGGTAATCGACTTAATCTGGAAGGATTCCTGTTTTGGTTATCGTTAGTCAGTCCATTCTTTTTGCAGACGTCATAAAGATAATCAACTCGCTTCCGATATTCTGCGTAATTATCGGCATCTACTCGCACAATCGCATGAATGGATTTCTTGCCGGAATACATCATCACGGCAATTGGCAATTCTAATTCACGCATAATGGCGTTTTGCTTATCTAAACTCATGTTGTCAGATTCAACTAAGGCATAGCGAAATTCAGTCACATTATCATTTTTTACACCTTTCCCATCTAAGGGATTGAATCGAATCCATGCTCCTGCTTCTGGTTCGTAATCGCCTAGCACTGCACCGATATCATCATTGCAATGAGTTAAGGCTTCGATTAATTGCCCTGCCGTCCGGTCAAACGATCCTTTGTTTGATGGTTTCCACTTGCCATCCTCGTCTTGCCAAGCCTGCATATTGTAGGCGACTGTTTCCGACGGTTCGAATAATGTCTCTAAATATTTGATAATTTGTTTGGCCGGTTCCCATTTAGTCGGTTCGTGGATTTCTTGTCCTTCAATCCAATTGCGGTCAATTATGACTAAATCATCACGTCGCAAAGTATCATTCCAATCTAATTCGTGTCCGCCATCTTCTTGTTTATATGGAGACCTCCAGCCATTATCTTTGGCCAACTGCGTGATAGTCGCTCCTGTAACTGGTTGGCCATTCCCTTTAAACGTATCCCATTTCTTAAAACACTCTCCTGAATGGTAACGACCATCGTCTCGTTGACTCCATTGGTCCCAATCGAGTGCAGTGTATCCTTCGTGTTTCAACGACATGCCAACATTCGTCCAGTCTTGGTAAGAGAGATAAGTTGGATCCACGTATTCGAGTAAAGCAATTAAATCTATTTTATTTTCCAAGGTGGTATCACCTACTTTCTTTGATATAATAGAAGAAAAATGAAAAGAGGTTTTACATATGCTAAAAAATATCCTGGTCTCATTCAGAAATCGTAATTTAAATGTTGATAATCTTGATATTCCAAATTATTGTCCCCATTGTGGCGAAACAATACAACCGAATGTAATATATGCTGCGTCGCATTTTCAAACTACGGATGAACCCAAAAATATAGGAGTATTTTTACAATGTACTTCTCAAAAATGTCTGAATTACTTTTCGCTCTTATTTGAATCAGATTACACATCAGAGCTGCCATATAGACTTATCTCTTATACATATAGACCACCGATTAAGGTTGAACTACCCACAAATATAAAATACGTTTCTGAAAAGTTCGTAGATATTTATTCTCAAGCGACTGTTGCAGAAAATGAAAATCTTGATCAAATTGCTGGCGTTGGATACAGAAAATCTTTAGAATTTTTAATTAAAGATTATGCGATTAGAAATAACCCCGATAAAGAAAATACTATTAAATCACAATTGCTCGGTACTGTTATTTCTGTTTTTTTAACCGATTTTCCTAAACTTCAAAATTTAGCTAGAGCTGCCACTTGGATTGGAAATGATGAAACACATTACGTCAGACGCCATACAGATAGAGATATTAGAGATATGAAAGCCTTTATTCAATCAGCAGCTCAATTTATCGCAGCTGATTATGATGCCGACGTAGCAGAAGAATTTATCAATGAATAATTAGTCTTCTTTATCTTTTAAGTAATTAATCAAAGTCCTATTTGTTTCCAACGCTTTGTTAATTGTGTCTGCTTGTAAATCTACCAACGCTTCTAAAAAAGCAATCCGCTCTTTTAAATATTGATTTTCCTGGTCCATAAATTCCACTCCTATTCTGGTTGATATTCCAAAGGCTTAACCCCGCTTGGTAACCGCCATCCATTGGCTGCAATACGATTAATCATTTTGCTAGCATTATCAAACGACCAAGTACCAACGGATTTAAAACCACGATTTTCCAACAATCTAATTTGTTTTGGTGTAGCTAGTCCTGCTTCTTTCCGTTTTTGCAAACGATCAAGCATGAGGCTAGCTTTTCCTGCGTTGTCGATAGCGTCAGGTAAAATCCCTAACTTTTCTAATGCCCCTACTTGTTGCTTACTAGGCGGTCCCATTTCCCATCCGAAACTCGGAACATAGCCGGTTAGATCTTCCGCTTGGATAGACATTTCAAATTGCAACGGGTCTACTAGCTTGCGTTTCCGTTTTCGCATTTCTTCTAATTGTTTGGCTAGCGCTTCTTCACGTTCCGCAATGACATCTTTCTCCGCTTGAGTTTCAGCTTGCTCAATATCAACTGCAAATCCTTGTTCACCAGCTTCTTCAATGTTTTCAGTCATCTTTTTAGCAACATCATCACTACTGGCAATTAAATGTGCCGGATGGCATAATTCATGACGTTCTGTATGCCACAAGAAATCTAATAGTAAAAGCTCTTCTTTACCTGGAAACAATCTTGTACCACGTCCCACCATTTGACTGTATAGACTGCGAACCTTTGTAGGTCTGAGAACAACAATACAATCGACCGATGGACAATCCCAACCTTCTGTTAGCAGCATAGAATTACATAGAACGTTGTATTTATTGCTATCAAAATCCTCTAAAATTTCTTGTCGGTCTTTAGATTCACCGTTGACTTCTGCAGCTTTGAACCCTTTTTCATTTAGAATGTCACGGAATTTCTTCGATGTTTTGACTAACGGAAGAAAGATAACTGTTTTCCTGTCTAAACAGTGTTTTACCATTTCGTCTGCTATTTGATACAAATATGGATCTAATGCCGTACCTAAATCCCTTGTTTTAAAATCTCCACCCTGTTGCCCAACAGAAGATAAATCTAATTTCAATGGGATAGTTAATGCCTTAATTGGTGACAAATACCCAGATTTAATTGCTTCGGGTAGTGTGTATTCATAAGCGAGTGATTCGAAGTAAGAACCAAGGTTCCGCATATCTCCCCTGTCTGGTGTTGCTGTAACACCCAGGACGTTTGATTCTTCAAAGTGATTCAGCACAAATTGATAACCAGCTGATATACAATGATGGGCTTCATCCACAACGATAGTATCGAAAAAGTTTGGTGGGAATTTCTTCAGCCGTTTTTCACGTTGTAAGGTCTGCACCGAACCGACTACGACACGGAAAAAGCTTCCTACACTCGTTTGTTCTGCTTTTTCGGTTGCAGTTTTCAATCCCGTTGATTTTTCCAATTTATCTGAAGCTTGATCAAGCAATTCTCCCCGATGGGCTAGGACAAGCACGCGCTCGCCCATTCTCACCCTATCTTCGATTACTTTGCTAAATACAATGGTTTTACCACATCCAGTTGGAAGGACAAGCAATGTCTTCTTACGTCCTTCTTGCCATTCCTTTTGGATTGCAGTACGTGCTTGTTGTTGGTATGGACGTAATTCCATCTAATCCCTCCTCTTAGAAAGCTCCTGGTTGATATCCTTGTGTCGGTTGCATTGGTTGTTGAGTTTGTTGCGGTTGGTAATTTTGTTGCATTGGCGGTGCTTGGTATCCTTGTTGTGGTTGTTGCAATTGTTTAACAGCTTCAGGCGCTTCTTTTGTTGTGTAGTAACTAGCATCTAATGGATAGAAACGATCCACATCATTGTAGGTATTATCCTTGTAAGTTCGGTGTTTGATTTTAACTACACCTTTCGCACCAATTACTATGTTCCAGTTCATTTGTAATGGCTCACCTTTTTTCTTTTGGCCAATCGATGCAAAGAATGCTGATAACAATCCTTCCGTTGACGTGTGCAAGTACAGATTATTAAATACAATAGCCGTTCCTTGGTCAGATTGAATCTTTAATTCCAATTTAGCCATGTTACATGGTGGTAATTTAGAACTTGGACCCGGCGTATATCGTGCACGTTCAAATTTTTGTACTTCAAAAATATAATCTCCTGGTGCAAGTAAGATACCTCCGTCTCCACCATCTTGTGTAATTGTGTCATCCCATCCTAATTCGCGGTCTTGTTGGTATTGTTGTGTCATTTATTTTTCCTCCTAAAATGTTTGTTGGTTTCGAATTTCTTGAATCATTGTAAATACTTGTGGCCATGCAGCGACCAATACGCCATCGATGTAACCTGGATCATAATTTTGAATTGGTGTCCCTGCAGGGTAATATCCTTTTGATTCCGTTGCAGCCATGATTTCTGCCGGAATAACATTGTTTGCTTTCATCAGATCAACGAGGTTTTGCGGAATCCCGGTATAATCGACTGCTTCTCGATCAAAGTTTGGCTCCGTCGTTGCTGGTTGCGTTTCTTGTGCCGTTTCTGGCTTGTTTACGGGTATTTCTGTTGTTGGTGGTGTATTTGTAGCTAATCGTTGTTCCACTGCTTGCGGCGCTTGCTTAGGGGCGAAAATGTGTGCGATCCCACTAAAATTCATATCCAATTCATCCGGTAAGCCAAATCGATTCTTGGCATCCCAAGCTGGATGATGGGTTGTATACATCACACGTTTTCCACCTTGGCCTTTGAATTTTTTGCCTTTGTCATCTGCAGCTACTGACAAGGTTTTGTAATTACAAAACAGCACCATGTCCGCCCATTCTTTTGTAAGGGAAGAAGTTTTTGCAGTCGTTTTATTCCCTAACTTCAACTCCCATCGATCATAAGCACCCATTTCATCCGGTTGTTCAAACTTCACGATCTTTGCATGGGCAGTCAAAACAACGTTGATTCCCATTTCAGCGACATCAGATAGCTTGTTCAAAAATCGTCCATACTCTTCTTCTAATTTGATAAACCCTTCGCCATACCCAAATTGTGTGATACTCGTTTTATTTCCAGCAGCTACGATGTAATCGATGCAAAGTCTTTCGGCCCAGTCTACCGTATCAATCACCAATGTTTGACATGGCATTGTTTGCTTAACGAAGTCGATTTGTTGCATGAGGATTGACCAGCTTGACGGCTTATCCATTCTGGCTACATCCATATTGTTTGTGCTTCCCTCAGTATCGATGAACACTGGATTTGGAAATTGTGAAGCGATAGATGTTTTACCAATACCTTCCGGTCCATAGATCACGACCTTTTGCGCTTTGGCAATAACTCCTTTAGTGATATTCATTAAAATTCTCCTTCCTTCCATTTAGGGTGTTGTGGTAATTGTTGAGGTGTAGGTCCGCCCTCAGATGGTACTAATCTGTTTTCAGTCACATACCCATCTTCGATGATGATGCTGCATTCATCGCCAGTCGATACACGAGTTGCGATTGCTTGCAAACCTTCTTGTTCAAGCCATTGAGAAAATTCATTCAACGTGATCATATCCATTTGCTCTAATTTATCCAGTAGCACAAAACCGCAATCTGGTTTTAATTTTCGGACGATTGCTGTTGATACTTTCAATTGGTCAGAACCGCTCATGTTATCCCATCGTTGACCGTTGTAGATTAGTTCTCCATCTTCCACTGACAATCCAGCTAGTGGTAATTGAGCGTTGTCTAATAGCTTCATTCTTTCCTCACGTACGGCATTAATATCTGCAGTTAGTGCAGTATATTGATCAGCATAGTCAGAAGCTTCTTGTTCCGCTTTTTCCTTATCAAAATTAGCCCGAACTTTTACATTGATTTGCTCCACGTTTTGAAGACTCTGTTCCAATTCTGCTGTTGATTGATCTTGTAAATCTTTTGCAGACGTTTGAGCAATCGCTAAATCATTGGCAGTTATTTGGTGGGTCTCTTCCATTTGTGCTAACTGTTGGCGTAGTTGTTCAATTTGTTGTGCCTCATAATCAAATTTATTTTGAAGACGTTGAACATTCTCACGTTTCCGTTGATTTTCACCGTTGATAGCTAGAATCTGCTGTTGCTGTTGAATTAAATCCATAGTAGAAACGAGTTCTTTTGGTGCATCGGCATAATGTGGTTGTTCCTCAGCAAACTTTTTCTTTTGATCGGCAATCCGTCCGACTTGATAACGTTCGTTGTAGATAGATTTCTCTTCCATTTCCAGTTTTGCCAACTGGTCACCGATACCAATAATCTGTAGTAAGATATTTGCCTTATCTTTGGAAGAAGATTCCATAAACTTTGGTAGGTCAATGGCTAGCTCTTCTACAAAGCTATTTAGAAGCTGTTGACCGCCTTTGTTTCCTTGTGGGTCAATTACCTTCAACTCGGAGTTTTTCCCTCTACGCTCCACAATTAGACCGTTATTCATGGTAATTTTTAGATTAGGTGGCGTGACAGAACCTTCTCGATGCGGATTGGATGGCTTGTATTTGTTCCCACCTAACCCCCAAGCAATCGCATCTAAGACACTGGTCTTTCCTTGGTTATTATTCCCTCCTAGAATGGTCAATCCGTTCTCTGTAGGCTGAATGACTACTGCTTTGACGCGTTTAATGTTCTCGACTTCTAGGCTATTGATTTTTACTGCCATACGTTATACACTCTCCTTAGATAGATTTATTTTTTATTTGCTTACTTCGTCCGCCAACGAGGTAGGCTTTTTTTCTGCATATTTCTGACGTAATTCCAGTTCTCGTTGTCGTAATTCTTCCCAAGTCAATCCTCTATTAGCAAGCTGAATTTCTCTTAATTCATCTAACTCAGAACGAATCTCTTTTAAAGCCACGGTAGCTTCAGCACTTAGTAAACTAGCGTCACCTAATGCTTGATCAATAATTCGGCCACGCTTAGTCACCAAAATCAGTACACGTTGTAAAATTTGACTGTCATTCATGTTTCTCACCTCTCAATTCATCCAATGAAATCTCTAATGCATCAGCAATCTTACAAACTAATTCAAAAGATGGTTTCTTAATTCTTCCTAATTTCAATTCTGAAATGGTGCTTGTAGTCACGTTCATTCTTTTGGCTAACTCATATTGAGACATTTTTTTATTTTTTAATATTTTTTCAATAACTCCCCACATATCCTCACCTCCAAAAACACAATATATAGTACCCGTCCAGTTGATTAACACATTATATTGTGTTATATTTATCTTTGAATAAAGACCCATCTACCAACTGAGCTTTATTCAAATCTAAACGAAAGGACTTGATGCTATGGGTAAAAATCAACACGTTACTCGTAACTCTGATGGATCATGGAATGTGAAAGGCGCTGGTAATACAAAAGCTACTAGCATCCATCCAACTCAGCATGAAGCACAACAAAGAGCGAGAGAAATCGCGATAAATCAAAAATCTGAAGTTGTAATTCATGATGTAAACGGAAGAATCAGAGCTAAAGATAGTTACGGGAATGATCCACATCCTCCAAAAGGTTAGTTGCAGTTAGGAACTAATCGGATGCGGTAACCATCAGCAGGAATCGCTTCATATGGAGTGATTTCTGCTATTTTTTCGCCTTTATCCGATTCAACAATTATTTTTATATACTGATTCGTATTCAAAATTTCATCATCTTTGTTAGTCATTAGTAATTCTCCTCCATTCTTCGCTTGAATCTTTCATCATCCCTAACAATTGGTGCAAACCGTCTGTCCATCTTCGCCATTTCCTTGTCCTCTGCAATTAATAATAAATCGTACAGTTTAACCGTTAGCCAAATTCCAACTGCGATAAAACCAAATATCCAATCGAAACTTGATAAAGTGACAATCATCATTAGCCACGCTGTTTTGATTAGTAGTTTCATGATTTCCCTCCTACTTAAATTTGTTTTCATCTTTCCAACGGAGAAACTCTTCAAACTTTTTAATGTCTAGCAATACAAAGTTTCCAGTCGGATTGATGTAACCGTCCTTGTAATCTTTATGATCAGCAAATTCAGCCATATATCTTCCAAAAGTTCTGCGACTCTTCTTCTCAAAGCCAAAATACATCATCGCTTGTGGGACAGTAGCAAATTTTTGATCAATCGTTATGACGTTTACTTTCGTGATTTCCATCTACCTCACCTCCTATCTAATTTTGTTTTATTTACGTTCTTTATCGGGAACGTTGACTGTGAAAAAAATTTCTAGTTGGCTTTTTTTAAAACCTAAAATACTAGCCATTTTAGCTAATTCGTCAGCTCCAATTGATACAATGCCGTTCTCACGTTTTGCATATGGCGCTCTTGATGACCAACCCATCAACTCAGCCATTTCATCTTGCGTTAAACCTTTTGCAATTCTTTCGGCTTTCAATCTTCTTAAATCGACTGTCACTCTTATCAGCTCCTTTCGTTCTCTTTTGGGTACACCATTAATATAAACGATTCGTTCCCGATTGTCAACAATTAATTTAAAAATAAATCCATAAAGTTTTTTAACGGGAACGTATTGTATTCTTTTGGGAACGATGGTATAATAAACTTACATTATATAGGAGGTGAAAAAAATGAGATCCAACGATGAAATAATCGACTTATTAAATCAATTAAAAGAAGAAAAAAAATTATCTGTGAGCGAAATTGCTAGGCGAGTTGGAATGGCTAAGTCAGCAGTTTCTAGATATTTTAATAAAACTAGGGAATTTCCTTTGAATAGAGTTGATGATTTCGCTAAGGCGTTAGGAGTGAAACCTGAATATATTTTAGGACTAGATTTTCAAAAGCCCACAAACTTAATTTTCCCCGATAAAATTTCATATATCCCACTTTTAGGTAATATTGCTGCCGGAGCACCAATAATGGCAGAGCAAAATATCGAAGAATACATTCCAGTTGTAACATCATCTTTACCTAGCGGCGATATTATCGCGTTACATATTTATGGTGATAGTATGAGCCCAGGGATACCAAATGGATCTAACGTATTGATAAGGCTACAAGAAGAAGTCGAAGACGGAGAAATTGCAGCAGTTCAAATAAACGGAGATTCAGAAGCTACGCTAAAAAGGATAAAAAGACAAGGTAACTTAATCATGCTGGTGGCAGACAATCCTAAATACCCACCGATAGTAATAACATCGGAAAACCCAGCAAAAGTTATCGGAAAAGCTGTGCAAGTTATTTATAATCTATAAAAAAATACCCCAGTCGTAGTTACAGCTACGGCTAGGGTTACTCTTTCGAGATATATGGCATACATATTATATCATGAAAAGAGGTTATCAAAATGGGAATATTCAATATTTTTAAAAAGAAGAAGCCTAAAACTACTGATCTAGAATATGAAGAAATGTTTGGAAACAAACTAGATAATTTTGCTAAAGATGAATTTAACGTTAACTTAAAAGCCCGCACAAGTCTTTCTGAAAAAGATATTTTGGATCACCTTCTCGATAACAGTATTCCTGAATGTTCTGAACATGCACACAATAAGTATCGCTATGCAGAAAAATTGTACAAGCAAGGAAAACTAGATGGCAGTATTAAGGTATTGAATGACGCAATCAATTTAGGAAATATCTATCCCGTAGTTTTCAATCGGCTAGCAATCATTTACCGAAAACAGAAAAATTATCAAGCCGAATTAGAAACGATCAACACAGCTATTGGATTGTACGAGGGAAAAAATGCCGTTCAAACAGCATTGAGAGATTTCAAAAAAAAGAAAAATTCGTGTGGAGGAATTGATTAAAAAAGAAAAGGAGGACTCAAAAAAATGAAAAAACACCTAATTTTAGCAATCGCTGTGCTAGCTTTAACTGCCTGTGGTAACAGTGAGGAGATCACCAAACAATCTCTTGAGTTACAAGATAAAGAAGCTACGTTGGAAAGCAGAGAGAGTGTGTTAAACTCTAAAGAAATTGAATTGATTGAACAATCAGAAGTCCTGAAATCTAAAGAAGCATCATTAGAAAGTCGCGAACAAGATATTGTTAATAAAGAAACTGAACTGGCAACGTTATTAGTTGAACAAGAGAAACAGGTGACTGCTGAGGCGGAAAATGAACTACCAACTGAACAAATTGTCTCCCAACAAGAAAATGTCCAACAAGACACTACTGAAATAGCTCCACCTAGAGAGCCATATAAAATAGTCACCTACGGAGGGGGAGACTTCCGAGATTTCGCGGCTGAATACAATATGACTCTTGAAGAATTTGCAGCTGTTAACGGCTACCCCGACATAGAAAAAATGACAATGCTTATCGGACAGAATGTATTAGTTAATAATGACTAAAAAACACACGTCCCCGTTCCCCAACGAAATGACGTGTGCTAATCATAAATAAAACCTGACAATAGGCTTATTTAACTATGCCTATTGTACCATTAATAAGGAGTGGCGACAATGTGGATAGAAAAACTACCTAAAGGTAAATTTGCTTTTAGAGAACGGTATGAAGATCCTTATACCGGACAACTTAAACTTGTAAGTATAACTAAGACTAGTCAGTCTAACGTTGCTAAGAAACAAGCTCAACGAGAATTAGACGAAAAAATCAAATTGATTTTAAATAGAGTACAGACAAGTAACCATACCCTGGAACAATTGTTAGATGAGTGGTGGGGATTCCATCAGAATACTGTCCGTAACAATACTAAAAGAGATTATACCAATATTTTGAACGCTATGAAGCGAAATCCTCAAATTAATTTAAACGCCAAAATAAGCCTCGTAGATACGCAATACTTTCAGAAGTATCTAAATATCTTAGCTAGTAAATACTCACAAGCCAAGAAGCACAAGACTACTTTTAAGTTAGCTTTTGATTATGCAGTTGATATGGGATATGTAACAGAAAATCCTGTTGTCAAAACGAAAATAGCAAAACCACCGGTTACGCTAGAAAATTATATTCGCATAGAAGATACTTATTTAGAAAAATCGGAAGTCGATGTACTACTCGAACAATATTACAGTACGTTTCAATCTGTTCGAACAGGTCATTTAATTGAATTTATGTATTTGAATGGTATGAGAGTCGGTGAGGCGATTAGTCTCCAAGTTAAAAATTATCATAAGGATATCGGGAAGTTGGATATCCATGGCACACTAGACTACGCCTTTGGTTACCATAGCGCAGAAAAGGAAATGACCAAGACTTTAGCATCTTATAGAGAAATAGATTTATCAAAAAGATCCATGGAAATTTTAGATAAAGTTATCTTGGAAAACCAACTAAAATTTGACGACTATGATAATGAGAGTTATATTTTTATCGGAAGAACTGGAAAACCTATCCAGGTTAATACAGTGAACAATTCTCTAGCCTATAACAACGATAAGTTAGGCAAGCAAAGGATCAACAAGAATCTAACCTCACACATTTTTAGGCATAGCCACATCAGCTTACTATCCGAACTAGGAGTGCCTATCAAAGCGATTATGCAACGAGTTGGACACGCAGATGAAAAAACAACTCTGCAAATCTACACGCATGTCACTAACAATCAAAAAGCTGATATTATAGACAAATTAAATAACCTAGGACTATAAAAAAGTCCTAGGTTATTTACGGTTATTATTCACTTGTTTTGCTCTATTTCTGCTCTATTTGATGTTTTTTAATTCCCGAACACCTTGTAAAGCTTGATGTATCAACGCTATGTACAGGCACATGAGAATCATTGCTTAG